ATAAAGCAGCAGCCGCAGCGATGCTAAGACGAACAGGCATAGATGCTCTCGAATTGGAAGAAGATGCAGGTACGAAATATCAACCAAAAAATTATGGTCGAAACGAGACTGAACTAGCGATACAAGAAATTGTAGAAGAGATTGGCAACGACCCTGAGTACAAAGTAACGTATCATGTGGTAGAAAAAGAGTGGGATGATAAGAGCAGACAAGTGTTTGCTAAGAACCCTGCGCTGATTAAAGAGCTACACATCGATGTGAAGAATGGTGTATTCGATAAAGTCAGTCCGATGGCGTTAAAGCTCAAGGTACTTGATGGTGGACGAAAGTCTGACATTGACTACTATATTGATGCTGGTAAGGTTTACTACGCTGAAGTGAATGAGCAGAGACAGTATGAAGAGAAAGCGAAAGCTACTGCGGCAGCCTTGGATGCTGAGAAGCAGAAAGTAGCTCAGGTGAAGGCTCAAGAGGCTAAGCGTAATGAAGTTAAGAGTGTGGCAGATAAACGGAAAGCAGCGGCGCCTACCTCAACTAGGGCAGGTAAACAAGGCAATGTAGACTTCTTGAGTGACAGTGATGAAGACTTCGAGAAGTGGTACAAAGAATTACAAGATAAATAACTAAGGCTACCGTAAGGCAAAATACGCTATAATGTATAAAACTGAAAGGAATTATATGTTAAAAGCGATAGAGGGCTTCAACGGCAGATATACAGTCGATGAGAACGGTAATGTGTATAGCATGGTAGCAAAAGGTGACGGAGTACAAGATACTCCAGTACGTCAACTAAAGGCACATGATAATACAGGTTATTTGAGAGTAGCGTTACATAGAACAAAGTGGGACGACAGGTTAGAAGGCAAGTATGTGCATCGACTTGTAGCAGAAACGTTTCTAGAACAGCCTGAAGGGTGTACGGACGTTAACCATATAGATGGTAATAAGCATAATAACTGTGTAAGTAATCTAGAATGGTGTACACATCAGTACAACATCGACCATGCGTGGTCTACAGGACTGGTTACGAAAGAGATGTTGGCTAAAGACTCCTATATGGTATATGTAGCTACGGATAAAAACGGCAGAACAGCGGAATTTGATGGAAACGCAGAATTAGTGAAAGCTGGCTTTACACTATCATGCGTACATCGATGTATAAAAAAAGAGAGAAAGCTGCACAAAGGGTGCACTTGGTCTCATTATAACAAAAAGGAATAATATGTCTTCTCAAGTATACGGTACGGGCTTAAATAGCTCACAAGGCGCAAATACTATCACGCATTTTTACGATCGTGCAGGTATCAAAGCAGCAAACAGAGTAAACGTCTATGGACAGTTTGCAAGTAAGAAAGATATGCCTAAGAATACAGGTAAAACTTTCAAAATTAGTAAGTTCCTTCATATGTATGATCGTGCACAAGCTGCAGGTGACTTCGCAACTAAGGGTTATTTGACAGGTAGAGACTTGACAGAGTTACAAGCATTGCTTGACGCTACTGATGGTTCTGGTGTTAGTTTAACTGAAGGTGCTGGTGCTACTAATGAGCGTTCACTACAAAAAGTAACTGTAGAAACTACACTTGCTAGATATGGTGAGATGATCAAGTATACTGATGAAGTAGCGTTGTTCTCTGAAGATATGATGCAAGTTAGATACCGTGAAGAATTAGGTGAGTTGGCTAATAGTAGATATGAAGATCTTCTTCAATTAGACTTGCTTGCTACAACTACTAAGGCGTATGCGGGTGTTGCTACATCTATGGCTACTCTTGGTGATGCACTTGCGGTTGATGGTTCTGAAGATGCTGAGTGGAAAGTAAGCTACGACTTGATTCGTAAAGCTACTCGTAAGTTGGTAAGAAATAGAGCGAAGAAAAACACAATGTTGGTGTCTGGTTCAACTAAGATTGATACTAAGACAGTAGCTCCTGCGTTCTATGCAATTATCGATGCTGAAGTTAAAGCTGACCTTGAGTCATTAACTCGTGGTACTGGCGCTGAGACTGAGTTCGTTTATGTTCCTGCTCACAAGTATGCTTCTGCAGCTACACTTGCTGAAGGTGAAGTTGGTGCAATGCACGAAGTAAGATTCGTAGAAGCTGAGGCTGCATTGTATGAGAAGCAAAAAGGCGCAACTGTACCTGTTAGTTATGTAGGTAACTTGGCGTATACTGGAACTATTGGTTCTGGAGCGAAGTTCGATGTTCACCCTATCCTTTTCCCTACACAGGATGCATTTGCAACTGTAGGCTTGAAGGGTATGAGTAAGATCAAGTTTAATAGTGAAGATCCTTCAACTATTTCTCCAACAAACCCTTATGGTACAACTGGTTTCTTCAGTTACAACTTCTTCTACGCAAGTTTAATCCTTGAGTCTGAGAAAGTCTTAAGAGTAGACGTACTAGTAGGTAACTAGTGAGAGGGGCGTAAGCCCTTCTTAAGTGGTAATAGTGTATACTACAAAAGTTGAGGGTCTGTGGGCCCTCTAACAAAACTAAACAATCCAAAAAGGACTTAGACAAGATGGAAAAGACGATAGACGAGTTAAGAGCCGAAGCCGATGAGCTTGGCATTGTGTATAATAAAAATATCGGTGCAGATAAACTGGCACTTAAGATTGAAGAGCACTACACGGCACTAGAGAATGGTACTCCAGCACCAACAGTTAAAGCAGTAGAAGTTGCTGAAGCTGAAGTAAAAGGCGCTAAAGGGTATAGACCTATCGGTGTAAGAGCTAAAGAAGCTAAGGCGGCAGCACTTGTAACGCATATTGTTGTTATTACAGACAATGACCAACGTGAGAATAACTTGACACAAGTAGTTAGTATTAACTGTAGTAATGATTACTTTGACCTAGGTACAGTGAGAGTTCCTCTGAATACTCCTGTAGAGCTAGCACAAGGGTATATTAATGTATTGAATGAAATTAAGATTCCTATGCATACGAGAGATCAGAGGACAGGGTTAGGTAAGACAGTGGTGAGAAATCGATACTCGATCGCATATCAGGATGAGCTGAGATCAGAGTAACTACAGAGCCCTCTACGGAGGGTTCTAATAGATATTTATGAGGAGATTGTATGTGGGAAGGACTAGCTAGTTTATTTAATAACACACTAGGAAGTAATGGAATAGGTGGAGCAATAGGTAGTATGTTTACTCCTAGTGTAGCAGCAATACCTGCAGCAAACTTAGGCGATGCTATGAATAGTGGTACATTGATGTTTGATGAAGCCACTAATTCGTTTTCTGACGGTGTTAAAAATTACAGTATGTCAGAAGCAGGTGATCTATATTCTGCTGGTGGAAGCGATGGCGGATTAGCGAGTATGGCTAGTGGTGCATGGGATGCTGGTAAAGGTATACTAAGTTCTTTAACGCCTTCTAAAGAGACGCAAGGTTTAATTAGTATGTTAGGTACTGGAGCTAAAGCTTACTCAGATATAAATACGTCTAATTCAGTTGAAGAAGTAAATGATATGAAAATTAGGTTAGCTAAAGAAGCAGACCAGCGTACAAAAGATGGCATAGCTCAAAGTAAAAGGATTTGGGGATGACCAGAGGTGGTGGGGCTTGGAATAACCCAGCAGCACTACTTCCCTCTACCCAAGATATAGTAGCTGGAAGTAGAGGCATAGCAGGAGCATTAGGGCAACTTGGCGCTGACTTAGACGCCAAAGCAAAAGAAGCAGCTGCTAAAGAACGTGCTGATGCTTTGTTTGCTATGCAGAAAGAAGACCATCAGATGAAGGTTGACGCAGTAGCACAAGCAGCCAAAGAAAAAGAAGCGGCTAATAAGTACGCTAGTGTGCTAGGGGCAGCAACAAGTGGTAACGTGGTAGGTATTGATGATCAAGCTAAACTAGCTGCGATAGCACAAGATACTAAATTGACCCCTGAACAGCAAGCTACTAAGATGGAAGGTCTACTTCCAGCGATGACTAAGAAGTATGAAGCTAGTCCAGAAGAGCAGTTGAAGATAGTTAGGGCTAGTAATCCATTGGGTGGATTAGAGAACATTGCTCCAACTACTAGAATAGCTCTACTGAAAGAAGCAGAAGCTCCTATGGAGAAGATGCAAGCGTTAAACGCAGCAGCAGCTACTAAGAGAGAGGAAGCTCTTATTAGGGCTCAAGAGCGAGCATTTACTCAAGCACAGACAATGAATATGCAGAAGATAATGGCTGATAGTGCTAACGAGAATAGAAGAGCAATAGCTGAGATGAATAGGCAGACACAATTAGAGGCAGCCAGGATTGGAAAAGATTCTAAGGATAACTCTACTTATTTAGTAAATAATGAAGGTAAATTAGTAGGTACAGGTGCTTACAGAACCTATGATGAAGCATTAAAAGCAGCATCGATGTTTAACAAAGATGATGGTGTTAAAATCTACGATGCAGCTACCTATCGAAGTATGTTTGACACTAAAGGCGATAAGGAAGGTTCTTCTGGTGGGTCTGGTAAAGCAGGTAAAGGTACAACTGATGAGGATACTGCCTACTCTGGTAAGGTAGCTGTCCCTGATCAGGATTTTAGTGTCTTTGGGGTACATCCATTTGGTAAAGGCGATAGTAAGCAGACAAACGAAACGATGGACTTACTCCAAGCAATAGGATATAGTGGCGCAGAAGTGGATACAGCTAGAAAAAACCAAAATGCTTTCAACTCTGATAGTTACTTGAATGAGAGCAATATTGATAGTGTGCTTCTTCCTAAGCAGACAAAAGATGGTATTCTTATACCCCCTAGTATAGCAATGAAATTGGCAGCAGTGAGAGATAAACAACTCTTCCTTGATGGTAATGGGAAGTTTAGTTTAACTAATGGTATAGTTCCTACACCAGAGCAGCTTAAAGATATGGGTCTTGAGGTTAAAGCAGACTCTAAAGGTAAGCAAGTGTTAACTGAGAAAGGTCAGAAACCTGCTACAGATAGAGTGTTGCCAACAATGACAGCTGATACTAAGTTTAAGAAAGCTACTGATGAGGATATTGGTAACCTAAAGATACTTCAGGATCAGATAGCCTATAGTTCTCCAGCCCAAAGAGAAAGACTACTACCAGAGATAAATAGATTAAAGCTAAAAATTCAGAATGGTGGTGAGTTGATTCTTCCCACAGAGATACCAACAGCAGACTAGTAAACCAGAATTAAGGTACTATTAGCTATAATAGTAAAAATAGTACCTTAAGGACTTATATGGGAATTTCAGACCAAAGCTACGCCGAGTTACTAGGCCTAGCCTCCACAGCTACTTCAGCTAACGGACACACTCCAGCCACAGTTAATAATTACGCTAACCTAGAGAACTCAATCACAGATATTAATGGCATCAATGATGGTAATGCAAATAAGATCTGGAATGATGTCAGCTCTGCTGAGCTTCAGATGAAGCTTGGTGATGTGGTTGGTAATAATGCAATTACAACAGATGCAGCTGGAAATAAGTTTAGTATGCAGAATGGGGAGTTGCTACCTTATAGCGGTGATACAAGACGCTTGTACATGTATGGTACTAAAGGTGAAGGTGATGATGTCAAAGTAGGATTGTCTAGTAGCAAGTATACTAGTAGTGATGCTAGGTATATGCCTGGACTAGGATGGCCTTCAGGTGAGCAGGGTGTTGATATCACCAAGAAGATCCTGGACGTAGAACTGCCTTACGATAAAGCTACAGAGTTAGAAGCAGTGATCCATGGTAATAAAACAGCACAGCAGAGTAGGTTAGTACAGCTCGCAGACGCTAAGAAGAGAAAGCTTTTCGGTAGTGGCGCTAGTGAGTACTATGATAATATGCAAGGAGTGTTTGGTGATGTTAGTCAGGTGGATATCACAGGACTACAAGTACCACAGTTTGAACTAGATCAGAATGCTCGGAAGAGTTTACTCCCTGCTACTCCATCTAAAGGTGTAGGCGTGTCCGGAGGCATGGATACTGAAGGTAATAGTATCCTGTCTGCTTATGTGATGCCAAGACCAGATAAGTCAGATAGATCAGCACTTGGCAGGGCTGGGAATATGGCTAAAGGCTTTATATCAGGAGCAGCTGGCGGTGTTTATGACTTAGTTGACTTAGGGGCAGAGCTAGTTGGTTCTGACTTAGGTACAGATGAGCAGAAGACCGCACAGATAGACAAATTGACAGGGTATGACAGAAGCTTTACAGCTAAAGCAGCTGCTAAGGTTAAAGCCGAGATTGCTAGAATGGGTGAAGAGGGTGTTGATGCTGGTGGAGTATGGAAAGTGCTCACTACAGGGGCATCAGCATTTGAGTTCCTACCAGAGTCATTAGGGTACTTAGCTCCAATGTTAGTTGGTGGGCCTATGAGTGCTGGGGCTAAAGGAGTCGCTACAGCTGCTAGAGGCTTAAAAGCAGCACAAGTGGCTAGTGATGCTGTCGGAGTAGCTAAAGCAGCAGAAGTGTTGGAAGCAGCTAAAAATGCATATACAGGCACTGCAAAGGCATTGGATTTTGTCAGCAAAAATGCTGGATTGCTTGGTGTCAGTGCTGGTGTAACTAATGATGATATGGATGAGTTTGCCAAAGAAGCTGGTATTAAAAAGAGTGAGATTAATACTGAGAAAATAGTTGGAGCTTTCTTAGGTAACGTAGTGTTAAATAGTATTGATAAATGGACTGACTTAGGTATACTCAAAAATCCAAGTATGACAGAAGGGTTAGGTGCAGTCGTCAAAGGAATGACAACTAGACAGCTGGATGATCTTGGTAGAGGCATGGCTAAAGTAGCTAACACAGTTGTAGTAGGTGGAGCTAAAGAGGGAGGCACCGAGTATGTGCAGACCTTCATCGAGCAGATTAATAAGCAAGTAGGTGAGCAGTCTGGTAAGACAGTTGCTGATGCCTGGAATGATGAGAATAATAAGATTGAGAGAGCTACAGCTGGTGCGTTAGGTGTCACGGGTGCTCAGCAGATGAATGTAGCTAGTATGGGCGTTGGTGGATTAGGAGTAGTTAAACAAGGACTCTCAGATGCAATCGATAGAGCAGCCTATGGTGATGGTAAGCCTGAAAAGATACCAACAGTGTCCTGGAAAGAGATGCCTGCAGGGATAGTTGATGAGCAGGTATTGAAGAATATCATAGGATTAGATGATGGATTAGCTAAAGGTCCTAATGTTACTAAGCTAAAGGCAGCCGTGGATACTGGTGGTACAGTTGACACAGCTCTTCAAGGTAAAGTTGGTAGATTATTAGAAGCCAGTCTTGGATATTTGAATAATACTCTTGAAGAGCTTAACAAGAATGCTGAGCTGACTCCTGATCAAGCAAAAGCTAAGCAGATGATAGTGGATAAAATCGCAGAGTATACGATGTTTGATAGAAGATACATCAAGCAAGAGCGTAAGCCAGTATTGAATAGTAGACCTATCACAGAGATTCAGAATGAGATTGCTGAAGTAGAGAGTCAGCTTAAGGTACCAACTAGTGATGTTGATGTAAGTAACTTACTGGATTCACGACTGAAAGTGTTAAAGATAGAAGAACTAGTGTCTAAAATAGTTCCTGATGCAGCTGACAATACTAGTGTTGGTGGTAAGGTGTCAAAGACTGATGCGTTAGGATTAAAGTTTAATGGTGGAACAGTTAATGGAGAGTACAGAACAGGATTATTAGAGTATGCCCAGATGTTGTCTGATAACAGGTTAACGCCTGAGGTCAGAGCTAGTGTTGAAGCTAAACTACAGCATTTTCTAGGTACCCAAGAGAAAAAACTCAGTGAGATGGAAGCTGCTGAGAAACAGTGGAGAGAACTGCCAGAAGTAGAGAAGTATACTGATGAAAAGACTGGTGAGGTTAAGTATAGAGCTAAGACAGACCCTAAAAGTGGAATGAAGTTAAATCCAGTAGTTGAGTATGTAAGATCAGGTTCTAAGTGGAAGTATCATGAGAACTCTCAAGAGCAGGTTAACCAGGAACGAGATGAGCTCGAGCTTCTTAGAGTAGTAGCACAGGCAGCATTGAGTGGTAACGTTGACAGTATTGTGGTTCCTGAGATGGTGAGTGCTAAGTACAGAAAGACAGCTCCTAAGACTAAGACTGAGGTTAAGACAGAAGATAAACCAGTAGTGAGTGTGACAGAGTACTTAGCCAAAGCATTCGCTGATGGTAAGACTGCTGATGAGATGATTGATGAAATGGAAAGTGAAGTAGGTGTAAAGCCTTCAGAAGCTGCTAAGGAGAAGATTAGATCTAAATATGCTGAAGCTAAGAGTAATCAGCCTACTCAGCGTAAGAGTGTAAGAGAGATGGAAGAGGAGATAAAGGCAAGATTACAAATACAGGATAAGGCTAATTTAGACAAAGACATAGAAACACTGGACAAAGATGAGCTTAGGGAAGTTAAT